ACATAGAGGTTCGGATAGAGCGCGGACCCCATGGTCCTCACCCACACTCTACGTTCCATTGCAGCGGCAACGAAGAAGATCGCAACCCACTTGCGAAACAATGCCGGAGATGGCAGAATTTCAGTGTATTCTTCGTAGGACTCGATCCAGTTGCCTAGCCTTCGGATGCCTGCGGGGGGTGCCACTTGGAAAGCCCATTCGGGTTATCGACAGTTTTCTTACCCCAATTCCATCCGACTTGCACTTCCACAGGCACTACGAACTCGCGGCCGCCCTCGAGTTCCAGGGGAACCCGCATCGCAGAAAGAACCCTTGGGATAACCTCATTTTCGTCGCCCTCCTTATATTGTATAAGTATTGAGTCGTGACCCTGCAACATGATTTGAACTATGTTCAGCCGCCACAGGGCCAGCATGGCATGGTTCATCTCGTCCGCGGTCATCGACTGGCCCAGGTGGGCCACGGCCTGTTTCAGTGTATCACGCTCGTCGCGCTTGCCGAAGAACCAGCGCTTACGCCCAAAGGGCGTCACCAAGTAACCCTTGTTCATTATTTCTTCTTTGACCCAGTCGTGGAGCTTGTGGATCGCCGGGAACGTACTGAAGTACAAGGCCTGAAAATCTTTGATGATGGACTGTTCGATTTTGGTGTGCTTGCTCATCTCGAAGGGTGAGCCGAGATAATTAGTACCATGTCCAAGCACCTTGCACACATGGCGTAGGCTGTGGTGACGGTAATAAGGTTGCTCGGCAATGGCCCTGTCACCGGCACGGTCTCCTGGCCAGGACAGTTCGGGTTTGGACATTTTGGCAACCGCAGTGTGCAGATCACCTGACTCACAGGCGTCGAGGTACTTTGGGTCTCTGAAGACATTGTAACACAGCGCTCCTATGTTGCGGCTATCAGCCTGTTCAAGGTCGATGTTGGCGAACTTCATTCCCTTGTCGGCGACGAAGATACGGCGGAGGCGTTCCTCAATGTTTTGGAGATTTCCACCACTTCCAAAGTCATTGAGGCTAGAAGAAAATCTACCTGTTGTAGTTCCTGCGATGTTATAAGAAGTACGGAGTCGCCCATCGGAGTCAATTTTCGTCTCAAGGACTCCAATCTTTTTACCAAAATCTCGTAGTGCGAGGATATGGTTAATAATTGGCTGAGCGATAAAATGTATCTGTAGTCGTTCAAGGGCGTCCCGGTTAACTGTGCGTACCATCTCTCCCCGTTCGTTTCGCTTTCGTACTTCAGGAAGTTTGAGTACATCATAGAGGAGAGCAGCAACATGGGAGTTAGAACGCCAAGCTTTAGTTTTTCCGCTGTCTCGGAAATTGGTGTATCCGACTCCATCGTGAACGATCCGATACAGGTTCCGCTGTAGGCGGTCAGTGTCACTTCTATACTGTTCGATAGCTCGTACTCGCTCGGTTTCATCGACAAGCACTCCATGGAGGTTCATCTCTAACACCGGGGCCTGAAGGGCCAGCGAAAGAGCATAGGTGCTCCCGGTGAGGTTATCTAGCTGGGGAAGGATGGCCTCGAGGACCTCCAGTGTCACGCAGCAGTCGAGCCCATTGTATATCCAGAGACGTTCCGTCTCGGACTTGGGCTCGCCGGGCCTCAATAGGTCAGTGCGGGTGGCCTTCATCGGTCTTTGAAGTGGGCGTTAAAGAACGCTCCCTTGGAGGGCGACAGCGCGAACGCGGCAAACTCGTCCAGCGTACCCATGAAGTCGTAGCTCAACGAGCCACCGCGCTTGAACACCACTGTGATCGTGTCGGGCGACTTGTAGCCGATGGCAGAGATCGCGGAGCTGGCCACGGGGAGGGTCAGCGAGTCACTGTCCTTGGGAAAGGGCACGCCCAGATGCTCGGCCAGGGTGGCCATGAGCGAGGCCTCGCTGTCCTCGATGGCCTCTGTGGCCACTCCTGCCGCGATGCGGGCGAGGATACTGGGAATAGCCATGTCAGTCCTCCTTTTTGATCGTTCCCTTGTGTTTCAATCGGATACCGAGCTTCCATGCACTTTCGGATGTATAGATTGACCCGAGGTAGTCGAGTCCCTTAGGGGACTCTGGCATGAGTGCATGATGAAGAAGCATAGTATCGTGACGAGCATTAGTAACCGGAACCCCATAAGTCCTCCACAGGCGATGCATATCAAAGAGCCCGTTCTGGAACACCTTCTCGCACGGCGAAGCAAGAGCCTTTTTGACCCATCGCCAAGCGGCAACCTCGGCCTCTTTCGAGCCCCAATAACGCCCCGAAGCGTTGCGGTGGTCCTCAAACGGCAGAACCAATGCAACGTCTATCGTAGGGGCAAACCCAATACAGGTTATCACGTTCCCCCGAGTTTCTATGTCGACTGCAAGCCTTTTGGCGGGTAGAATGTGCCCTGCGTAGAACTGTTCGAGGTCTCCGAGGAGGGGTTCGGTGTAGATCGTCCGTTGGGGTCTCCTAATCTCGGGATACTCGGACTCGCGTCGGGCTTTTTGAAGGTCGAGGATAGTGACGTGCCTTGCTTCGTATCCTCCTTGGAGAATATAGCTTGGGTGGAAGGTTGGGATGCACTTTTTTCCTGCCAGTACGGGGGAACCTGCGACTGCCCCACGAAGTTTCGATATTCTACCGTCACGTAGTATTGCCCAGGCGGCAGTTCCCCCGAGACAGACAATGACATTCGGATCAGCTCGAGTAAGTTCTGCGTAAAGGCGGTCGAGTTCTGGGAGAAATTCATCGCGGATGTACTTGCCAGATGATAGCGGCGGGAGCGCATGACGGACCTCCTTGCGCGTAGCACACAGATTTTCGATCTTGTTCGTCGGCCTGGGCCGTAAGTTGAAGACGTTCGTAAGAAAGCACTCCCTTCGCGCTATCCCGGCCTCGCCCAACATCGAGTTGAGCTGCCAACCAGCCGGGCCTACGAAGGGAGCGCGTTCCCGCTCCTCGTGTTCACCCCACGCCTCCCCAACTAATGCGATTTTATAGGACACGGGGCAATAATCTCCCGAGAGAGTCGCGTTGCCTCTCCTTCATGTGCTCGACATTATGACAACTTTGACACAGTACCAACAGATTATCTGGACTATTGTTAGCTCTGTTTCTATCAACATGATGCCGAGGGAACTTTATCTTTCCTCTTCGACCACAATTCTCGCAGAGATAGAGGTCTCGGCCAACCGACCTGAGCGCTCTCTTGGATGCTCTGTTAATCGTGCCTCGAGACATACCATCCTTGTAATTACTGTTCTTCGCACCCCACTGATTTCGTAGCATTTTAACCTCCCACGGCCTCGGCCACTTTCAGCTTTCGACTTCGTCGGAGGGCCTCTCGGGCAAGACTGGCGAAATCAGGATTGATTTCAAGTCCAAGCACATGCTTTGCGCCAAGAGACTCAGCCGCTCGCAACGAACTTCCACTACCACAAGTGGGGTCAAGCATAACTGTATTCTCATCCACGAGCATTCCGAAGAAGTGTCGTAGCATAGGCTCGGGTTTTTCAGACATGTGTCTTTCTCTAACAGTTGGAGCCGCGTAAGCGTTAGCAACCGCTCTAACAATCTTTCGGTCGCCCCTCGACCCAAAGAGACAAGTTTCATAGATTTGTCGTGGTCCACGCTCGGGATCGGGGAGTATTCCTGCGCCATCAGACTTCATCCATATTAGGGGTTGAGGGTTAATGTCCCAGCCTATGTTCTCGAGCTGGCGACAGGTCCATTCATACAGTCGCTCGTCGGCCTTTCGCATAGCAAACCAGAACATCAGGTGACACGACGGGGCCGTCATAGTCTTGGTGGTGATCTCCAAGGCCATCATCAGCTTCTGCCACGCCTCGGGCGTGTCTTCGTAGCCCCCGTGGGCGCGAGCGCCCCCTTGATTGAAGTCGTCCGCTCCTATTCCATAGGGAAAATCGCAGTGGATCAGATTGAACCGCCACGGACTGTCCCCGAGCGCCCAGTCGGTGAAGTCCGTCGTGAGGATCGACTCTGGCTCGACCTCGGGCTTGACCTCGAAGTGCTCGTGCAATCGACTGATGTTGGCTTCGTCGCGGCGCTCTCGCGCACGCTGAGCGATGCCCAAGGCCGTGGACAGCTTAGGAGCATCCGCAACCATTTTGTTGTCATCCATCTCCTCCGCAACCAGTATGAGTCTGTTGATGTGCTGCTTGGTAAAGCCTATGGCCTCGGCCGTGTCTGCCTGACTCCACGTAGGATCAGCGCGCAGCCGAAGGGCGTGCCACCGAGAGACGGCGTTGACTTGGTCCTGCCAGGAGATATCCTGACGCTTGATGTTCTCCTCAAGCTCGATCGCCTCCAACTTGAGGGGGTCAAGCTCGTCCACGTACTGCACCGGGATCGCAGTCCATCCCAATCTGGTGCAGGCCGTGTATCGACGCTCGCCCGCGACGAGTTCAAAGTCCCGGGTAACCACGATAGGATGGATCAATCCCAGACGGTTGATCGAGTCCGCCAGCACGTCGATGTCGCTCAGTTCGCGCCGCTGCCGTTCGTCCCGCTTGACGTGGATGTCGCCAAGCGGAACCAAGTGAAATTGCCCTGAAGTCATGTGGCCTCCTATCTTTTGTGAAGCTTATCCCTCTGTTCACTCATGGAGATAAGCATACTTTGTGCTGTGTTACTGAACGCCGCAACTCTATCGGAGAAGAGCCGTCCCGACTC